CAGCGAAGTTTTGGGACGGATACACAACTTCACAATGGTGTGTTGTGTTGGATGATATTGCATTTATGGCTCCTAGAGTTGCCCCAAATGGGGATCCCTCTTGTATGGAGTTTTTGCAAATTATTAATCCTGTCCCCCATTGTCCAGACCAAGCTGCCTTGGAAGATAAAGGCCGCACACCGTTGAAAGCAAGATTGGTCATAGGCACAACAAATACAGAGAATTTGAATGCTCACTATTATTTTGCGTGTCCATCTGCTGCACAACGGCGTTTTCCGTTTATATTGGTGGCCACACCAAAGTCTGAATACGTGAATTCGGATGGGATGTTGGACCCTTCTCTTACACCAGCTCCGGTTGTTGGGCAATACCCAAATTTATGGGATTTTGTCGTAAAGAAAGTTCAGCCTCGTCCTAGTTCTATGTCACGTTATCAAGCAGAAACCATTATTTTGTTGGAAACCAGCGAAATAAATGTTTTCATAGATTGGTATACGGAGGCTATTCAAGCTTTTAAGGTTGCTCAGAGTGCTGTTGAAGTTTCAGTGAAGAACATGCGATCTGTACCATTGTGTACTAGATGTTACAAAATTTGTTGCATATGTGATGGTAAGTGTGAAACACAGGAGCAATATAATAATGTGGTTGTACCCGTCATTTTTTGTCAAGTGTGTAGCCGTTATGATTGCGTTTGTGATTTACAGACAGCTCATTTAGGAAGTGGCGTCTTCCATTTTTTGAATAGTTTGTGTAAGTCTCTAGGAAGCATGGCTTTAGCGGTTATGGCTTTTTGCTTATTTCATGATTTGGTTTTCATAATTGTGGAAATGTCAGTTCCTGTTGTTAGTGAGTGGATTTTCACAGTCCAGAGATCTTTCTTTAATCGTTTCACTACTGTTATATTACAGCGTCAACGTGCTCGAGTGCGTCGAATGGGGGAATGGTTGCGTACGCAATACAATCCCGCTTATGCCATCGCGGCGTTCGCTATGATTTATGTCATATACAATGTGAGTAAGTTAGTTCAGCCTGAACTTCAGGGCGCCACTGAATCAGTTGGTTCTACGCCTTATATCAAGGATGATGAGCGTGAGAATGTGTGGTATAGAAATGATTTTGAATTAAGTACATATCATTTAAATCCTGTTATAACCTCATCTAAAGGTATTGATCAAGCAGCTTTTTTGAAGATAGTTGGAAGAAATGTCGCACGTGCGTCTATACGTAATACGACTACTGATGTCAACTCTTTCAATATGTTTTGTTTGACTGGTTCTTACTATATGACGAATAATCATCACTTCGACTTTTTGCCAGGTGCACACCGTCTTGATGTCATTTTTCAAGTGAGTAAAGATGGTGTTACCCGCAATCAGCAAATGTATATAACTGAGAAGCAAATCTATCGTTATATAGAGCATGACATGGTCATATTGCACCTTCCTAACATACCACCAAAGAAAGGTTTACGACAGTTCCTACCAGATACGTTGGAAACATGCAGAAACAATGGTTTTTACGTTACCCGATCATTTGATGGGGAGATGATACCAGCTATTGTTAACAATATTCGCGTTGCTGCTTCGGACAGGATACCGGATTTTACTGGCCAACTCTGGGGAGGAACATGTGATCGTATCACCTCTAAGGGTGATTGCGGTTCTCCTTTGTTTGCGAAAACAGGTCTTGGTTATATACTTATTGGTATGCATGTTCTAGGGAATGGACTCACATACAATGTTGGGGCCACTTCAATTAGTAAACAGTGGGTGGACGAAACTCTTCCGTCCACTGTGATCGAAGCTGGTGAACCATTGATGGAAGCTCAGACGGCTAAAGGTGTGGTAGGTGAATTGCATTATAAATCAGTTTTCCGATATCTTGAGCATGGGTCGGCCGAAGTTTATGGTTCCTTTATTGGCACTCGTGGAGTAGGACGATCACATGTTATGTTGACTCCCATGGCTGAACCTCTATCCAGGCGTGGTTACGCCATAAAGTACGGACCCCCCGTGATGAAGGGGTACGAACCCTGGCGTATAGCTGCTTTGGAGTGTACACAGCCTAATATTCGTTTTGACCATGATGTTATTGATGCATGTACGGAATCATTTATACAGGATATATTTGATTCTGGTATTGATATATCATCGTTACACGTTTATGATAATTTTACTGCTATCAATGGAGCTGCCTCAATTGCCTATGTTGAAAAGATCAATAGAAATACTAGTGCTGGTTTCCCGTGGAGAAAGAGCAAAAAGTATTTTTTGAAGTCAGCACCTCCGGAGTTTGGCTTGTTAGATCCAGTTGAGGTCAATGATGAGATCATGGGTCGCGTTGATGAAATGTATAATATATACCTTTCGGGTAAGCGTGTTATGCCTGTTTTCACGGCCCATCTGAAAGATGAAGCTACCTCCTTTAAGAAAATCAAACAGAAGAAAACTAGAGTTTTTGCCGGTGCTCCATTTGATTGGACTATTCTGGTGCGGAAGTTTTTTCTCTCAAGTATTCGTCTGATACAGAACAACCGATTGGTCTACGAGAGTGGACCAGGGACTGTTGCTCAATCATATGAGTGGCATGATATTTACAATTATCTTACTGTTTTTGGAGAAGATAGACTCGGAGCAGGGGATTATAAAGCTTTTGATAAAACTATGGCTTCGACGTTTATACTAGCGGCTTTTAGAATATTGATTGAAGTAGCAATGAAGAGTAATAATTTTACCAAAGATGACGAACGTGTCATGTGGGGAATTGCTTATGATGTTGCTTTTCCAGTGATGGATTTCAATGGGGATTTTGTTCAGTTTTTTGGTTCTAACCCCTCTGGCCATCCCTTGACAGTCATTATCAATGGTTTAGTTAATTCGTTGTATTTCCGTTATGTGTACTATAATTTGAACCCAACTCATGAGGTTAGGTCCTTTAAGTCAAAGGTACATTTATTGACTTATGGTGATGACAACATCTTCGGCGTGTGTATTGGCGCGCCGTGGTTTAATCATACTACGATAGCTGCTGCATTATCTGATTGCGGTATAACGTACACCATGGCCGATAAAGAGGCTGAATCAGTGCCTTATATTCATATTCGGGACGCTACATTCCTTAAGAGATCTTGGCGTTATGATGTTGATGTTGGAGCATATTTAGCTCCTATTGACCATGAATCTATTGAGCGCTCACTTATGGTGTGGGTACGATCGAAGTCAATTTCAATCCAGGAACAGGCTATTTCGGTTTTTGCTAATGTATGCAGAGAGTATTTTTTCTACGGGAAGAAGACTTTTGAAGATAAGCGACGGATGTTGAGTGACATTGTCACTCTATTAGAAATGGAACAATGGGTCCAGACCTCCACGTTTCCTACGTGGAATGAATTGTACGATTTATTTTGGGACAATTCAAAAAAGGTTGGTTGTATGCCTGCTGAATCTCAGGGAGATAAGCAAAAACACAACAAGCATGGCTATGAGGATATGTCACAACCAAATTCCTCTTTTATACGCAGTTACTGCGCTGATCAACTAAGTCACAGCACTAAGGTCAGTGAGCGTGGGCGTATAGAATTAACACCAGGGCGTTCCCCAAATTTGCTATTTAGCGACGATGGTGGTGTTTCATCAAGTGTGCATGTGAAGCTCTGTGATGACCTGAGTCAGTCTCACGGTTCCAAACGACTTACTAAAACAAACAATCTTAATGAGCAACTCATGAAAGGTGCGGGAAATACATTGTGTGATGTTTCCCAAGCTAGTGATTTGCCATTGCGCGATGCGCAAACTGCTCACACTTTTTACACGTTCAATACTAGTGATTATCACATGCAAAGTTTAGAAACTAAAATCAGTTCTACCTCTAATCAGATGGTTAAGGAAGTTATGGGTTTTGATGACGAAACTGGTGGTGATGACACTAATATACCTGCTCCAATTAATTATGTTATGTCAGCTGGTGCAATTAATGCTGAGTTGGGTGATTTTCTTTCCCGACCCACTGAAATATTGCGCTTTACTTGGACCGAGGCCACAAGTGTTAATACTTCGTGTCAACCTTGGGAATTGTATTTTGATCAGACGGCTATACAAAAGAAATTGGACAATTATTACTTGTTGCAATGTAATCTTAAGATTAAAATTGTTGTCAACGCCTCACCTTTTTATTATGGTGCGTTATTGGCTGCTTATCAACCCTTGAGTTTATTTAATCCCGCACCTATCGCGGCGTCAACAGGAGAGGAAGAGATGGTGTTGTATTCACAACGCCCGCATATTGACATTTATCCCCAGAATTGCCAGGGAGGTGAAATGACTTTACCATTTATTTATCATAAAGAATGGTTGAACATTACATCACGTGCTAATTTGCAAGATATGGGAACTATTGATTTCAAATCCTACACACCTTTGTTCAATGCAAATGGTGTGGCGGGTACTGATGTCGATATTGTTGTCTATGCTTGGGGTGAAGATGTTCGATTGTGTGGTCCTACAGTTAAGGATTCATTGCAGTCCAAACGCTCTAAGGATGAATATGCTGCTGATGGAGTTATTTCCAAACCAGCTTCTGCCATTTCTAAAGCCACAGGATTATTAGGTGATTTACCTTTAATTGGCCCATTTATGACTGCTACTTCTGCGGTGAGTGGGACTATAGGGCAAATTGCCCATGTTCTGGGTTTTACAAATCCTCCAGTTTTGGATGATGTTCATGCCTTTAAGAACACAGCTTTTCCAGCTTTGGCCACTACTGATATTGGTGTTCCATATGAAAAACTAACCATAGATGCAAAGAATGAATTGTCCATAGACCCACGTATTTGTGGTGCTGATTTGGGTGATGAATTGGTTGTAAAGACTTTTGCTCAACGGGAGTCTTTCCTTCGTTCAGTTACATGGGATACGACCTCAGTGCGTACAACACCTTTGTTGACTATGCGAGTTACGCCAAATGTTGCAAGATTTACTTCAGCGCCTGGTGGTATAACTTTATACAAACCTCCAATGTGCCACTTGGCCTGGTTATTTAACTATTGGCGAGGGGACATTAAAGTGCGTATTAAGGTTATTTGTACTACATATCATAAGGGGCGATTGCGTATTTCATTTGATCCAATTGGCGATTTAGATACACAATTGGGTGCTAGCACACAGTCTGAAGTTTATACTCAAATTTTGGATATTGCTGAGAGTACTGATTGCACATTTAATATACCTTATGTACAAGATCTAGCATATTTGGAGGTGGGCAAAGAAGCTTCTACAGGGGCATACAATAATTTTGCTGGTGTTGCTACTCCTACTACTATTGAAGGAGTAACCAATGGCATTATTACGGTTTCCCCGTTGACTGTTTTGACATCCCCTGTTACCCCATCTAGCGTGGCACTGCTGATTTATGTGTCGGCAGGTGACAACTTTGAGGTTGCGGACCCTATTCGTATGGATTTGAATTATTCACCATATACCATACAAGGTGATGTGTCTTATACTACGGCGCCAGATGATACTATTTTAATAGGGAATCATAAATCAATAACTGATCCCAATATAAATTTAGTGTACATGGGTGAGTCTGTGGTCTCATTGCGTCCTTTGTTACATAGGGCTACTTTGCATAGTTGTATGATAGATAAGGCGACTACAACAGTTACCTATGGCGTGGGCACTTATTATCATGTAATTAATCGTCGTCCGCGTTTCCCTGGATTTGATCTTGACGGAACAGAGACCGCAGTTGGAGCTGTTAGTGGCGTGTCTGAACCTTATAATTTTGTGAACTGGAGTGCTATGACGTGGTTAGAACCATGTTTTGTAGGACAAAGAGGCTCAATAAATTGGATTGCTCATGCTCAGCAGCAACGTAGCGTGCGTTCAACTTTGAGTCTCAATAGAGAGCACACAGCCCATGGTCTTGAGTACTATGCTTATTATGAAGAGGATAATACTATAAGTCACGTAGCTAGGGGGTATATAACCCAGGGTACGCGTTCTATGGAGGGTGCTTCAGTAACTAGTTGTGGTATACAAAATACAGTACATGCTGTAGTTCCTTTTTATGGCAATGTTAAATTTCAATCCACTAGTGCGAATGCTCGGAATTATGGCATTGACGCTGATGGATCAGATTTTGACGCTATTAGAATTGCTAATGTTATTAGTCCTTTTAATACTACAGCTAATGCTAGTGGTAATAGGGATTCGACTGGTTTTACAACATTGTACGTATCGGCTGGAGTTGATTATAATCTAATTTTCTTCTTGAATATACCGGTTACGTATAAGTATAATGCCTTTCCTGATGCAGCCTAAGTAACAACTAGCGCTGTCTTGCACTCTGGTGTAGGGCAGCGCCTGTGGTCAGCCAGAAGACTCAACATACAGTGAAAGATTGAGCACCAACCGGGCGGCAGTTTACTGTCGTTTTTCTTAAAAGTGAGCACCATTCCACACGTTTGTATAAATATGTGGATTGGTGCTCCTGGTCAGCCATAAGC